TATTATCAAAGATGTAGTATAAGGGTTGTCCCGCTGATCTGGTTGTCTGTTGATATGTTCCAATTCCCAACCCTTAGGTTTTAGCTTTATGTTAACTAGAGGGTAGTGAATTCTTTCAACAATGTCATAGTTCTTTTTCGAATTCTGAAAAGTAACGTTCCAAGCCTTAGGATACTTAGGACTTTTAGATACAATAATATCAGTATCTTGGCTGCTCTTTCCTTCTTCGCTTCTTATAATAGCATTAATCGCTTCTGCTATTAGTTTAAGCATGTTTTCTACCGGCATGTTTATCATTTCGATAGAAGATGAATTAGGTATTGAATCAAGAATATCCATTTCACTTTTTCCTGTATCTGGCAATAAGTCCTGTAAAGACCTAATGCATTTACTAAACACCAAGTTTAAGTTTTCATGCAACATTGAAACGAACTCTGGGTTTTCCTTTAGTTCCAGAGAAGTTATAGTAGGAACACGTTCAGCCTCTAGTATAGATTTTACATCTAATGTAAAATCGTTATTGCAATCAAAAGTAGTAGAAACTTTAGCAATATGTCCTCGTAGATCGCAAGATTCTATGGTAGGTGCTGATACGTTTATATTAACTTGCGGAATAGATGGAATTGAAGCTACAGCCATAATTTATCCTAACGATGGGACCCAGTTGTGGAATGCTGGATGTTTGATGAAAGAATTAAACACGCGCTCGTTATTGTTTACGCATTGTCTGTAAGACTCGGCAGCAGCCCAAGCAAATTGGGCATTACGTACATCTAAAAAGATATGACTAAACATCATGCCGTTTTTCTTAACAAGCTCAAAGCATTTGATAAAATCTTCGTCGCTTCCAAACAGAGGAAAAGATATTGTACTAAAAGATTCGAACTGTTCTAGACGAAGGTCAAACGGTTCTCCATATTCACTACGAAGCTTTTTAACTGTTACAGGCATTTCCGTTTCAAAAGATTTTAAATCGACACCTGCTAGAGTTGGACATACTTCGCCAGCAATAGTTTTTTCGCGTTCAGTGATAAAAAGAAAGTTCATAGGTATTCCAATTAGTGTGTGGTAGTGTTTTGCATAATAAGTTCTATGCGTTTCATCTTAGCTTCTTCAAAATCAACATTGAGAATGCCGTCTTGGATTAGGAAACTAGAATACAAAAAGAATTGAGTCATAATTTCCATAAGGATTGTTCGGCCAGTTCGCATAAAGCGCTCTGTGTCTGCCTTATTGAACTCTATAGACAAGTCTACTAGTTCTTGATTAGTGACAGTTTCTTGGGCAGCAAGGGCTTGAAGTTGTAATCTAGGTTTCTCAAACTCTTCTTCGTCTTTTATGACACTAAAGCCTAGCGTGATGCATTTACCAACTGTATCAAATAGAGTAGCATCTTCAATAATAGGTAGAAGAATTACGAACGCATTAGTAGGACCTACGGTTATTTGATTTTCTAATACGCTATCAATAACAGTAAAGAAGTGGTCACTAGATAGAACGGTATAAATGTCTTTCAACCATTTACTTTCAGGGTCAAGCTTTTCTATGTGCTTCTTTTCGAGTTCAATTCTGTCTTTCATAACATGCTCTTGTTAATTAAATAAACTTTTAGTCCCTCAAAGTCCCAGTTGAAGTCTATCTCTGCTTTGTAGACTGGTTTGGCTTTTGAGTCAAATGTACTTTCGGTAATGTCTACTCTAAATGCAGACCCTAAGTGCGGTATCTTTATAATGTACCTGCTCTCCATAGAGAAAATGGAAACATCATTGTTGGGTGTGTCGGTAAAAGTCAATGCGTCATAGACAGACTGAGATAGTTCAGGCATGGCTTTTATTATAGAACGTGTATTGTCGTTCATTAAAGTTTTACCCTTACTGCCCAGAACTTGCTGTATCTGCGCATAAGATTCTAAGACCTTGAAGTCTCTTGCGTCAATAATGTTATCTACAAGTTCTTTTGTAGCCTTCTCTACGGTATCCAGTATATCAAGCGTGACACCTACCATTTTAAAATCGGCCTCGGCAGTTAAAGTCCAAGAATGTCTGCAAGAAATATTAGGTTTACTTACAGTAGTATTAGAGTCCGATATGTGGGAGAAGTGATTAACACTAGCGTTGATTACCAAACCATCTAAAAGCTTTTTACGTTCTTCATCGGTCTTAGCATCATCGTATAGGCTCTGTAGAACATTTCTTGCATAGAGCATGGATTAACCCCTTGATTTGCAATTTGCTAATTTACTATTATTAAGTGGTATTTACAGTTTTATAAAATTACTGAGTGCAGGAGTACTTATGGGTAGTTCAGTTATGAGACTTGGAGATAAGAGTGTAGGTCACGGCTATCCGCCTGTTCCATCTATCCAAGCAAGCAGCAACGTCAAAGCTAACAGCATAGGTGTTGTGCGTCAAGGAGATAAGTACGCTGTACATTGTTTATCTAGCAGTTGCCACCAAGGCGCAGCATTGGGTTCATCGACTGTTAAAGTTAATGGCAAGGGTATTCACACTACTGGAAAGAAGCTTACTTGTGGAGACACAGCAGGACAAGGTAGCTCTAATGTAAAGGCAGGTGGTTAATGGCACGTTCTCCTCTCAATCTTTCTTATTACGAAAGACATACAGCACAAGAAATTCCTACCAATAATACAACTATAGCTCTAAAAGATAATATAGTTGATACCCACAGAACTGCCCAGCGCAACTTTTTATTCTCAGACGTAAACCTTCAAATGAATAAAACTTCTCAAACAGAAGTACGTGACAGAGAAAGCGTTGTGCAAAGTATAATGATGATACTAGGTGTAAGCAAAAGAACAAGATGGTTTAGACCTGAGTTTGGTGTAGACTTAGAACGACTCCTATTCCAACCTCTAGATACAGTAACTGCTAATGCTATTCGTAGTACTATTATTACTGGTCTTACTGGAAGTAGAATAGGTGATAGCAGAGTTAATGTGAGAAACGTTGAAGTTCTACCAGATGTAGACAACGGCAATTACTTTGTTTCTATCGCTATAGAGATACCTAGACTTGGGCTAACTTTTGAAAACATAGAATTTGGATTGAAGCGACTATGAACAACATTCAACTATCGAGAACTACAGTAGGTTTCCAAAACATTGTTGACGAAATCCAAGAACAGTTTGCACAAGAATATCCTTGGCAAGATAAACTTACTTCTAGTTTGAATACGTTTCTTGTAGATGTAATGGCAGGTCTATACACTAATGCCGGTGTTAACCTAGACGTTGCACAACTAGAAGCATTTATTACACACGCTAGAAGAGACAGCAGTATATTTGCATGTACCAGAATGTTAGGCGTTAAAATAAATCGCCGTACTAGTGCAAGAGCAGAGTTCCAACTTACCAATAACTCAAACGAAAAAGTTAACGTGCCTCCATACGCCCAGATAAACGTTTCTGGTAGAAGTTTTTATTGTCGTGAAAGCATTATACTTCAAGTAAGAGAAACAAAGATATTCACTCTCTATGAAGGCACTGTTCATCGTAAAGAATTCTCAATGGCTAACAGAAACATAAACATGCCAGAGATTATACTAGGTGAACCTAACTTCTCAGTTGCTGATCACGATGTACTTGTTTATACATTAGATGAAAAAGGCAATTACACAGAATGGGAAGACCACGAAGAATCTCTAACTGACCTCACTTCATCGGATGCAAAGTATTTTGAATCTACAACAGGTGATGGTGATGTTTCTTTCTTGTTTGGTGATGGTACTTTTGGCAAAGCACTGACAAAGAAAGACACTGTTATTGTTCAGTACGTAATTACTCAAGGTCAGAACGGCAACGTTGGAAATACTGGTACACGCGCAACCGTAGTAGCTAATCCATTAGTTACAGGTTCTTCTATTGAGAACATTAAAGGTGGTACGTTTCCTAAGTCAGCATCGTACTACAAAAAGTATGCTCCACATATTTACCAATCTAAGAATACATGGACTAGACCTTCTAGCTGGAAAGGGAACATTATGAAGTACCCGGGCGTTGCTGATTGTACTATTATGTCTCAGCGAGATATTGCCCCAAATGACCCAAGCTGGATGAACGTAGTTCGTGTATGTATCTTACCTATTGGTAGTGCTACTTGGGGTGGAGATAATCCTAATCCACGCAGCGCAATATGGAATGACTTTGTAGCATACGCACAGCAACGTATAGGTCCTCACATTACGATTCAAACATACAATCCGAAAAAGATTCTGGTTGATTTGAATGTTGAAGTATCTGTACAAGACTGGGTTAACTTACAAGAAATGAAAGCTACGTTACGTGAAGCAATTATTAATCTATTCAAACGTAAGCCTGGCATGTTAGGCAAACGCTTTTCTAAGTCAGATGTTATTGACGTATGCAAGTTTATTCCAGATGAAGATGCGCGCCGTGATGGTGTTGACTACGTAGAAGTACTAAGTCCTACCAACGACCTTGAGCCAGATTCAAAACTAGAGTATGTGACACTTAACAGCTTAAACGTTTTCGTTAAGTACACAGAACGTGAGGACAGATAATGAGTAAGACAGCTACCGACTTGCTTGTTGATATTCTAAAGGAAGATGATTTATGGTCTTCCTTTGCAGATGTTGCACAGCGAGTATACGATAGTAAGATAGGTTCTCCTCTAAAAGAGCTAGAAAGAATTCGCTACATTGATCAAGACACAGACCCTGTATTTATTGAACGAGCTATTCGTCAAGCAGGCATAAACCTTACTAGTGAATTTTTCGAACATAACAAAGAGAAGCTTACTAATTCATTCTACCAGTTGATTAAGTTTTGGGAAACAGACGGTAACCCGAACTATCCTAAGTTTATCAGCTTCTTGCTAGGTAGAGACTTCAAAGAAGATGTTCTTTATACAAGCGACTACATTGAATTTTCGCCTACTCATGGAAAGCTTGTTGTAGACGGCGGTAACTGGTACAGCACAAGCACAGTTGATTTAGCCGTTGATGTACAAGGCTTGAAAGAAAGTCTAACGCTAAGAATCACTACAGAAGACATTCCTAGTATTCGTGAACTACTGGGTTACTCTACGGCTTCTGATGAAGAACGTGTTTCAATCAATGAAACGATTCGTACTCTTCAATTAAAAGAGCTAACTACTTCGGACAGCCCTGCTATTGTCCGTAAACTGATAGAGAATAGAATACTTCAAGTCTATTACCAGTTTGCACCTATTGAGAAAGTTGTTAGAGATATCTATCTGACAATTTCAGCAGTAGCAAATATAGGCATGTTTGGTTCTAGCTTAATTAAACCAAAGCGTTATGTAGACCCAAATAAACCTGCTATTGTTAGCATGGAGTTCGTTATTCCGTCTAAAGTACAAGGGTTCAGAAAGTATCCAGCGCATGTGTTGGTATCCTACATGGATGAAACACAAGCCAGCGAGTATCCTATTTCTGTTTCTGGTCAGTACGTTAAAAGCTTTGACGGTAAAACAATTGAGTTTTTAGACATTGACTTTGTTTCTGATATCGAATTCACTTACACTGCAAAAGGAACAACAAATACTGTAATGGTAGAGCTTTATCCTATCGGTACTCCTTTCATTCCAGATGAATTGCAGATAGTTGGAAGTATCAGACCTCTTGAAGAAGCTACCAATACGTATCGTCTAATCACAAGACACGACAATGTAAGAGAGTACGGTGACGAGGACAGAATTACTTGGAGCATAGATAGTGAACATGCTAGCTTCAAAGATAACGTCCTTGTAGTTGAAGAAATCTTCGAAGAATATTCTGCTACTGTTACTGCTAAACACCGTAACGTTGACGGCACTACTAGTTCTGAAACACTCGATGTAACGCTAGTACCTAAAGAGCGTAACGTTGTTGCTAAAAGCATTCGCCTAGTTGCAGAGCAGTACGTTGATAATGCGTGGGTCGAGTTGAATACTTTGACTGACGTAGTTCAAGGTATGACAGGTGTTTTCCTTACTGCAATTGTAGAATACACTGACGGCAGTGAGAAAGAACTTTATAGCTTACCAGCCCAATTTCGTGCTGGAAGTACTGAACTTACTTTACCTTACTGGCAAACATCTACTAGTGCAACTAGCATTAGTGAGACAGGTGAGATTCAGATTCCAATTGTTTACAGGGACTTCACGGCAGAGTTTGTAGTGAACTATCAAGAAGATGATAGAGTGCTTAATGGTTCTATTAAAGTATTCTTCAAAAAGCCTAGACTTGTTGTTGAGTCAATCGAGATTATAGGACCTAGTTCTGTTCTTGAAGAAACACGTAACGTTTACCAGTTGCAGGCTACGTGGTCTAATGGAATGATTAGTATTGTAGATGCAGACTGGTCTAGTAGACAAACAGCTAATTCAACTAGTACAGAGATATCCGACTCTGGTTTAATGACTGCACCTAGTGTAGACGATGACGCAATCAATGTAAGCGTGAATGCAATCATTGATGTGTACCGTTACGACGAGGACGACAACGAAAGTATTGTTAAGTTAGCAACTTCAAAAACAGTAGAAGTCAAAGCACTACGTAGGGAAGTAAACAGTATTGAAGCTCTTATGCCTCAATCACTTTCACAAGGTAACACTAACCGAGTTCGCTTTTACGTTGATTGGAATGACAATAGCAATACTCAGATTATTCCGTACCGTGTTGAACTAAAGCAAGGTGACAGGGTTTTATCTAAGTATGTTCGTCTTGATTCGGGATACGAGTTAGAGCATGAAGACAACGTTCCTGTTATTCTTTCTCTATCTGAGGAACAGTTTAGTGCTGTAGATGAAAGCCTAGACCATCCGCAATTTCTTATCGATTATCTAAGTGATACAGAGGAAACAAACTTCGAACAGATTAAAGGTCTGGTAGACATATACATCTACTACATAAACCCGTTAGATGTTCCAGAAGAGGGTGTTGTCCTAACAGACGAAGAGCTTGACTTAACAGAAGTTCCTTACTCTACTTATGCAACGTCTATCAGTGTAACACCTAAGATTTTCTTAACAGAAGACTTAGAGATTATTTACGCCGAAAACATGCCTGAGGGTACGCGTACATTCTTGACTGCTATTGTTACTTATGCTAATGGTGAGCAAGAACAAGCAAACGCTACATGGAGTATTGAACCTAGCTTTATCGACCAAGAAATCGAAGCAGACTTAACACAAGGTCAGTTTACGATTGAGGGAATGGTTAAAGCACTTATCGGTGTAGACCGAGCTTGGTTAGA